TTTCATCGTATTATACATAACTTCTGCACCTTTGTCCACATCGCCATCTCCTGCATTTCTGACAGCTTCTGCTGTAAATACAAACTCATTCTTACTTAGTCTTGCAGGAACATCATCTGCTTTCTCCATACGTCCAATAGGTACAAAGCCACCTTCAGCTCTAAAATCCATTTCTTGACCATCTAGATCTAATAGAGGCATAGTCTTTTTAGCTACAGGTTCTGCTTTACCACCCTCTGCTAAGAATCTATTTCTTTGACCAAGACTAGCTAAAAAATCTGATAAACCTTCTTTTTCATAATAATTATCTAAATTAAAATTTTCATCTTCTTTTGGTTTTTGTAAAGCGGCTAATAATGATGTTAATCCAAATAAACTTCCAATACCACCGGCTGTTAAACCACCAAACTCTCCAAAACCACCTTTGATTAATCCTAAATCTTTTAGTAATCCTGCTTTGCTTCCTATTCCAGGTGTTCCTGCAGCTCCTGCTACACCTAAAAGTTTACCTTTTAATCCTGAAAGTATTCCAGTTCCACCGCCACCCATTACAAATGGTGCAGCAAATAATGCAGCTTTACCAAATGGTGATTTAAATACTTTCTTAGCAGCTCTAGTTACACTCTTTAAACCTTTACCAATTGCTTTTGCTACACCACCTATAAACATCATCTGTCTAGCTGATTCAAGGTCCATGATCCCTGTTCCCATAGGCGCATCCTCGACCATACCACCACGGTTCAAGAATCTAAACATTGTCGGGTCTACAGCAGGTGTTGTTGGTGTTGTGGGTTGATTTCTTGTTGCACAATATGCAGGCGGGTTAGGTCCTAAACATGGGTCTGTTTCTTGAGAAGGTCCATCGTCGTCTCTAGGTGTAAAAAGCGCTTTTACAGGATCACCTGTAAGTGGATCAATACCACCTTTACCCATTGTTAAATTAAAATAATTATCTATGTCACTTTGTTTAGGACCACCTGGTATTGTAGCTAGTTTATCTAAAGTTTCTAATCTATTTAATCCTGATAACAAATTAGAAAAATTAGGGTCTCCTTGCAATTTACCTAAAGCACCTGGTAAGTCTATTCTAGTTGTTGGATCTGTGGTGCTAAAAAGTTCTGCGGTAGATAAAGGAACTCCTTTAGCCATTCTTTTTGATAAAGCTAACTCTTGAGCTCTTAAAAAATTTGGATCACTAGATATAATACTTGGCGGAGCACCAGCGTCTACAATTGATCTAAACTTTGATAAATCAAAATCTTCTCTATCATAAGCTTCTAATAAATCTTCTAATTGACCTACACTTAATCCATAATAATCTGCTATACCTTGTGCTTTTTGTGTAAACTTACGATCTAAAAATAGTTTATTTTTTAATCTTTTTTTTGCGTTAAATTTTTGTAGTGTGCTTAAATTTTTATTTTCATCTATTTCTTTTAAATCTTTATTATATTGAACAATGTTACTTTGATTTCTGTTTTGTAAAAAATTACCTCTGTCATCTGGTCCACCACTAAAATCAGTTCCTGTTGCTTTTTGTAATTCTTTTAAATCTGTAACAGTTCCTTTTTTTTGTTTTCCTCCTGCACCCATTGCAAGATCTCTTGCAGAAGGTCCGTCATCACTACTAGTATTTCTGTTACCACCACTAGTGCTAGTTCCGGGTGATATGTCATCTCCAGCAGCTAAACCAGCTGAAAAGAAACCTGTTCTTCCACCCTCTCGTAACATTTGTTTTACTTGTTGTGCTCTAGTTATTGCCATTATTCGTCTGATCCTGCTCCTAATGGTGGCATGTTTGCCACTTTAATTTTTACAGATCTTGTTACATCTTCGTATACAGTATCTGTATTTGGGTCTGCAATATCGTCCTCTGCTTCTTTGTCAGAGTTATATTCATGACCTGTCTTTTTATTTCTTAATACTACTTCAGTTTCACACTCAACAACCGGTACTTTTTTACCGTTGATTATCTCATATCTAACTGATGGTGGTTCTGTAAATG